CTTCTTCTTCAACTCTTTAGCAATCTTGATCTTATCTTTCCGGGTCAACTTTTTCACACGCCCCTCGTGTCCTCAGACAAAACACAGGACCACACCCCATCAAATTTCCTCTTCTCAACAAAATCCACCTGAAAAAACTCAGTGTCTGAAATCCACACCCTGTCTAAGGGTTTCACCACATAATAGGAAGAAATGAGCATCTGATTATCCAAAATGTCGTATTCCAAAAAATCTTTGGGTTCCACAGCACCCAATCCGGTACCAAAAAATCGCTCAGTAAGGAGGACGGGAACATCAGTGGCCACACTCGGCCAAGTTATAGCCCGCTTATAGTTAACATCCCAACCAGCTTTGGTTGGCCGCTTTATCGTAACTACCTCATTACACTTATATAAAACTGTGTTGTACCCAATAATCTTGTTTTCAAATAACTCACCGGTCTTGTTCATAACCAAAAATGTTCGACCATCAACAGTAAACTCAATAACATCCCCACCCACAATTACGGTGTTGTACGCAAGGTTGGCTTCCAAAAAGAATTCACGAATAAAGGGCTTCGTCACCTGGCGGTTTACATCAAAATCAAGGTACTCCCCAGTCGACGTAGTCCCATCCGGACTGTAAACCTTAATCGCAGTCCCTACTTCTGAATAAACTTCTTCTAAATCCACCCCGATGCTCATGTCCCTAAGCTTCTCCCAAGAATATTATAAGTAAATGTATTCGCAATGTAATCCGGGAATGAAATACCGCCAGCAGCCGCAGGAAAGGACTCTGGATTCTCTTCAACCGCATGAAGAAAGTCTTCGTCCATCTTCTTCAGCAACGCAAGATAGTGATCAAACCTCTGATTAAGATTTATCTGCTTATACTTAAACTTATCAGCAGATTGAATCAAAAAGATTTGGAGAATATGCCTTTTCCCTCTTTCGATTGTCCAGTACGATTTAAAAGAATCAGTAATTGGATAGGCCCACTGGAGTTCCGCGAGTGTCTTGTCGCTGGCCTGATCAAACGCATCATCTGCAACCTTGGAAGCAAGAGTACCCATCTCAACAGAGATTTGGTCTGTAAAATCAGTGAGATCAGTTACCGCCATTTCACTTCTCCGTCTTGGCCAACTTTGCCCTTAATGAGGTGGCTTTGGCCCTAACCTTGGCCTTGACCTTCTTTGGTACAACTGAGTTTAATTTAACCGGTTTTGGTTTAGCTGACTTTGCTACAATAGACTCAGGTAAAATCTTAAGTGTCCCACGTTTCAACTTCAACTCATCAAGGATAAACTCAGGAAGTGTTTCCTCTGTTCCCTCAAAAACAGTGCCCATTGAAATCAACCCACCTGGGAACCTGTCGCTCATTGCTTTATTTTTCAAAGTGCAGGTAGTTATAACTTTCATGTACTCTCTCCTTAGAGATTATACTGCATTTCTTAAATTTAAAGTAAAAGAGCCCGCATAATGCAGGCTCTTTGTTATTCTACTCTGCAATGTACTCCTTAGTACACTGTTAATTTATAAGACGTATCCGGATGGTACAATACCGGGAGTCCTTTGTCTTGAACACGCAAATACACACCTTCTGGATCCCACTGATCCTTTGTATCCGCAAACATACCCCAATTCCTGCCAAGACCATGAGGAGCTTCCATGAATTCAGCTATGGATTCTCCACCAGCATTGTCAGCAAACATAAAAAAGACATTATTCGGAATGAATTTTTTCCGCATAATGATCTTGTCCTCACCGGCCTTAAATGCCAAAGCAGGACCTGCTACTACCTGAACTGTCCCAGCTTCCACATCCACTGCCTCTATGACTTCATCTTCCCAAACATTGACTGCACTCATGTCTACAAAGCGAGCAGTTCCGCCCACCTCAAAGTCCGAAGCGTCATCAACGTAACATACATAGGAAGCCCCACCACCAGCGGCCACGTTTGTAGTCAACCAACCAGTGATCTCAAACATCTCATCATAGATTGTAAGCGGCCCGACACCCAAAAGGGTACCAATGACCTTGGATGGGTTCTGAAAGAGGTCCCCATTCCCAAAAGCACTCTTTGTAAGCAGGGCTTGAATCGAAGCCTTCATGAGAAGGACTTTCAGCAATTCGCTATTGCAAACTGCATGATTACTTTGAGAAAGTGAATCTTCAGATATAATCAGTTTCCCAGCAAAAATATCTTCAACGGGTGTTGAGTCAGCGTGTGTGACATTCCAACAATCATTGCCCGTCAATGTTACCTGGTGCGTAGCCGGAACCCCATAACTGACACTGATTCTGGTTCCACCCTTCTGAACATAAGAAAGGGTCCCATTTATCAGCATTTGAGACATCATCCACTCACGCCTACGATCACATCTGAACCGAAGTTTTCTTGACCCACGCGACAGCTTTCTTTCTGCTGTCTGATAGGTTGCCCATGTTCCGGGCTCCCGGAGGTTGTTCAAGAACTCTTCGTCGAAGTACATCTTTTCTTTCCAATAAGCAGCCTTCGCACTGGCCTCCCCAATCCCATCAATTCCCACCATAGGGGCAATCGAACCGGGAGCAACAAACGGCGTCATTCCAGCGGAACCGTACTCTATCTCCCATTTAATGGCGTCAGAGTCATACGGCTGAGTAGGAAATAAACTTGAGAAGAACATGGAAGGCGCCCTGTCAAATTTACTGATTAGTTTATTTAGCGTTACCAGCTCAAGAGCTGATATGCCTGCAGAACCTTTCATCTTGGCACCTCCTTTACTTTAATATCGTATGCTGACCATCATCTACAGTCCCGAGGGCAGTAGCTGCGGCAGCATCGAAGTTGACCAGGGAGTTTGTATAAAGAATGGCGTTACTAACCAAAACCGGGGTAATTGCTCCCTGAGCATCTTCCCCTACACCGGTGTCAATGTCCTTATCCAGGATGTACTTCGCTGTAGACAGTTTGCCTGCAGCCCCAGACTCCACATAACAACAACAGGCCTTGGCCACAGTGTTATTGGCCGTAGCTATTCCTGTCGTGAAGGTAATAATTGCGTAATGGGAATAGGTTGTTCGATCAATGGATATAATCGCCCCACCATTCCCGTATTCGCCGCCACCATCGTTGTTGGCCAGGATCAGATCGTCTGCCACTGCAAACTTGTAGGAATCCTCCATGGTCACGTTGATAACGTCTACACCGGTAGCAACTTCTGCAAGGGCAAAGGCCCTACCGACATCACCAACATCAAAGAGAGTTGTTGCACACGGCACCAACTTCCCTATATTTCCGGCAGCCGAAATGTTCTCAGACAGTATCGTACCTGCCCTAAGAACACCGTACCCAGCCTGAACCGACTTATCTTTTATGAGGGCAATCTCTCGAATTGAATAATATAGAGCTTTGTGACCTGGTAATTCAGGCCCCCAATTCAATTGAGGAGTACTTCCCCCTAGAGCTCCGCTTGCCATAAGGCTAACCTCCTATTTAGTAAAATGAATTACTGAACCGCTGCGGGTGCCTGGCCAACATAGCCCAACATCCTATCCACGATGGTATCTGACTTCATCTGCTCAGGCAGGGTTGAACCCTCAGCGCCCCTGAGTGCGACACCAAATCCCTCAACCTCTTGGTTATTCTGAACTTCCCAATCAGTAACCTCATCAGCAACCGCTTTGGTAAATGCATCCTTGTCAAAAACGTCGTCAGCCATAAACTTACTTCTGGTGACTTGTTTCTTGACTTTTGGGTACAACCACTTGGGCAACCCACTCTCAGACAGTGCAGTCAACCAAATGGACTCAGTCTGAGCATCCAGGTCAGTTTCCCTCCGAAGAGCATCCTGTTTTTCCAAAGCAAGAATTCGATCCCCTGTCTCAGTGAGGTCTTTTGAAAGTCCCTCTTTCTCCGAAGACAAATCGCCTATCTGCTTATCCTTTTCATCCAGTTGAGTCTGAAGTTCCTCAGTCGCTTTTGCTAACGCAACCTTAGTAGCTTCCGCCACGTTGACCTCAGCGGCCTCATTGGCCTGAGCCATGAGTGCTTCATACTCCTCTGGAGATTCTTTCTTCAACTTATTCAAATCCATACTGAATCCCTCCATTTTGTCAGTTATTTGAACATGATCAGACCTAATATTCTCCACTTCTATATCAACGTGCTGTCCACTCAAAGAAAAGACCTGCGCCGTGGTCTGATCATCATAACCGAACACACATATTGAACATTCTTTGTACTCTGTTTTTCTCCACACCGTTCCCGGACCTTTAAGGGTGTGACCATTTACTTTGACAGATTCTCCCTCTTCCACATGCTCAATAACAGTGGGCCGTCCAGAGATTGAAGCCTGATAAGGAAACCCTGCGGTCGCGTTCTCTATAAATTTAACTGCGTCCTCTGAATCCAAAAAGGTGGTGTTCTTTTCGGTAAAGATCAGCCCCTCACCCTCTTTCACAGTAGGTTTCTTACTAAACCCCACCTCCCTAGTGGTTTCATGGTCTCTCAGAATAGGGAACTTGGCTTTATTGAACTTAATCCCCTTCAAGTCGATGGCTAAGTTGTTCCAATACCAATGCCCCTTTATGATGCCCCCTGAGTAGCCTACCATCTTAAAATGTGCTGGCTGTCCCTCTTTCGGAGCTGCAAACTCCATGGTGTGCTCCATGGGGTCCATAATGTGAAGGGCATTAACATCTATCTTAATTTGTTCAGACTTTTCTATTGTAGGTATAGTCATTACTACTTCCCCCCGTCACTCTTAGCCTTAGTAGTCTTCTTAGGCTCAACTTTTTTCTTACTATCAGCTTTCTTTTTAACATCTGCCCTACTGGGCTCAATCTGTTTTTCTTGAATTGATTCCGCATCCGCAGTTAAAATCAATTCAGGCAGTTCCATTTCCTCTTCAGCAGATCGATATCGTAATCTTCGGTATCCACTAAAGCCCATTCTTTTGGCCACGCTTTCTCTGGGGACCCCCAAGGTCTCAACAACTGAACCATGCTTGGTCCCGAGCAATCCTTTGGCCGTGACCTCAGCATCTGATATTTCAGAGGTTGGAAAATCAATCGAGATCAACTTATGGGGGGGCGACTTAGCCCAACGAGTCAGTGGCTCTTTATCCTTATCAAACCCAATAACTTCCTTCCGTTTGAATGTAGTTGGGAAACTTGTTGCCGCTGAATGTAGGAAAAAAATTGCCCTCCAGAAATCAAATATTAAAAAGCGTTCAAAGTATGCAATTTCATCCCTGATTCTGTCTGCTTGAGGCCCTCTTGTGGCCTTAATACCAGCAAACGTAGACCCAGAAGATACTCCGGTGACCATATCTTCAGGGCGGTTAAGCCCAGAAACAACCATACGAAGAATGTCTGTATCTGTCCCTGAAATGGACGAGAGCTGTGGATTTACGCACTCAACTTTGGTTCCCGGAGGAACCATGAGTGTGCCACCAGGCGTTTTCGCTTCCATCAATCCACAGGAGGCCTTCTCCGTTTCAGTCATGGCCAACCAAACTCTAAAAGCTTTAATGTCTTCAAAGGTGACTATCCACAAGTAGGCCCCGGACGATTTCTTATGATCTATTTCATATTTCTTAAGGTCTTCATAATAGTTCAACCACTCCAGGGTGGTTCTTATATGGGAAACATTGCGAGGAGTTAGGTACCCTTTATTCCAAGAAACAACAAAGGAGCTGAAACCTCCGAGGTTTGAGTACGGCTTTCCTGATTTCTTCGGATATACAATCTTTTTCCCTTTAAGACTCTTATGACCACTGACCTTCCCCCAAAGCTTGGGATAATAGGCCAAATAGATAGAGGGATATGCGTGAATCTCGGCACCACGAGCTGTTGTCACTTCAAAGAGATACAACAGAGGCATCGTTGGTTTTTTTGGGTGAAAGATAATTCCACTGTTCTTGTCACCACCACTCCGCAAAGAAGAGGGATCAACAAAATCAATTTCAACAAAACCATCCCGATGCAGGGTTAGGGGTAGAAATAATTCCCCCTCAATCTCGGCCCGGGCAACGTATTTGGTAAAATTAGTAACTAAATCATTTCTTGGGTCTTCAGAGATCCGCTCTACCAAATCATTGATCTCAACAATGTGTGAAGAAATATTAAAGCCAAAACCGGTAAGATTCCCGGCATAATCTCTAACGTATGAGTTTATCTGGGGATTACGAACAAACTTGGACCAACAGGCTTCTTGGAGTACGTGGAAGGAAGCGTAATCAGAAAGGCTGGAAAAGAGTGGGAATCCGTCCTCGTCGAGGCCGCCCCTTCTTTGCCCACCAATGGATTCCCCGGAAACAGAATTGTTTACTGCGAACGAAAGATGCTGGACTAATTCATCTGGAAGATCAGCGATTGACTTTCCTATATCAGAAAAGGCGTGCTTAAGATTAACAATTTCACCCTTGACGGCCATAAATTCCCCCTACATAACCTATACAGTGGTGGATTCACGTTTGTCAAGGGGTTTCCCACTCCATATGACTAAATATGTTGAGTGAATTAGTCAAAACTTTCATCACGGGCTATTCGTTCCGCCGTTCTCTCCTCAAGATTGGCTGCTAAATTCAGCCGGGCTGCTACCCACTCAGCATCGGCTTTATTACCGCACCAGCAAACGAGCGCGCCCCCTGGGCTTGATATAACTGAATGGGATATATTTGGATGCCCATGATGCCTTACACCCATCCAAGTATTAACATTGAACATTCCATCCTCCTTATTCCGATATCAGTCACATTCTATCCTCCTATCATAAAGAAATGTCAAGGGCGGACCACAAAAAAGTTGGCTGGCCACAAAAAAGTCAGTCGACCACCAGGATATGGACTCCGCAGAAGTTCAGGGTGCTCCTCTACTCCCTGATCAACCTAAAAGGTTCAGCGAACAGTGCAGGGGGAGCGAAGCGACCTTGCACTGTATCTTGACGCGTCAAGGAGCGGGTGAGCGGAGCGAGCCCTGCTCCTAGCGTCAAGCAAGTTACGTTTTAGATCTAAATTGAAAAGTTTGTCCTAACCTATTCAAGTTTATAAATAAACTTTAAATAGGTACTTAAGAAGATTAGATAAGATCAAGATCTAAGTCTTTAGATCATGTGTCGATTGACCCTTCAAGATCCGCAGCCAGAGCCAATCTAAAGTGTCGATTTTTTAAGTTAAGTGTCGATTGACCCTTCAAGATCCGCAGCCAGAGCCAATCTAAAGTGTCGATTTTGGGTTTTAGTCGCCTTTATTAATAATCATTCGCAAGTGTGCAGTTTTGGAGTTCTGTTTATTTTTGGGGAGTATCGCAAGGTAGCCATACGTAAATCTTCCCCCCATTCTTCCTTTGGGATAAAATATTTCAACGCCGACTTGTCTGAGAAATCTACGGGCTTTATCCCTAGACCAGTTATACCGATCAGCAAAACCCTTTAGTGTGATGGCTTTTTTATATTTATAGCAGATGGTTAGGTGGGCTATAGCCTGCCGCTCATCGTTTGGGCAGAATTCATATCCAGTAGCTGTAGCTATCCAATTGGGGTTTTCCCACCCAAGGACTTCAGAATTTAAATCAGGTGGGCGGTTCCCTCTTCTCTTTTTGGACACAAGTGTCCTCTGCAAATAAGAAAAAAGAACCCTTTGACCTGCTAGGACCACACATCAGAGAGGAGGGTGCCGAATAAACGACGCCAAAGGGTTCTTATTGTTTCAATTTTTTGGGAAATCTAATGAGTAATTCTAGCATGGCAGGAGCATATATTACCCCAAAAGAAATGTCAAGCTTCGAAAGTAGAAAGGTCTTTTTCTAATTCAGCAAGGAGTGCTTGAAATTGAATAATAGCCCCGTAATCAAACATAGCCTGTGGTAAGTCTTTACATAAAAGTGCTCGTT